ATTTGGTGCCGTTAGATTTCGGGCCTCTTCCCATATTGTGATCAGTGTTTGAACAATTGAAGATTGCCGTTTTAATATCCGATACCAGATACCCGTCGCTCAATCGTTTTTTTATTGCCTTCGTTCGTTTGTCAGAAAACGCAGTGTTTGATTTCTTGTTCATCACCTCAAGCCAGTAATTAAAAATATCGGTTACCGGGTCTTTGTTTTCTGACATTGTCATTTCGTATGAGTCCAAGTCACCCAATGCGATTTGCTGATCATCATTGTTTGCTGACAAGTCTCTTGATTTATTCTTATCTACTCTACTCTCTTCTACTCTCTTCTCTTCTTGCATGGGTTTCGCTGACTCAGTCATGATTGAGTCATGACTATTTGGCGTTTCGTCATGATTATTATGCGTTTCGTCATGACTTTTGCGGAATTGATCAATTATTGCTCTCATTTCCTTGTTGCTTGTCATCGACTTGTCTATTCGCTTGGCCAACTTGAGGCACGTTATCTTGCCATCTTTGTCCTCAAACAATCCTAAGCTGACGAATGTTTGCATCATGTCGGTAACCTTCGCGGAGGTGGATCCGGTGTTTCTAGCAATGATTCTTGCGTCATGCTCAAGCTCAAAGGTAGCGCAATCCTTGTCAACTTTGTTTGTTATTAGCTCAAGGCAATACCAGTATAAACCGTAACCCTCAAGCCCATAATCAAGCAAAACATCCTGCAATTTTGCGTCCATATGGGCATTAGAATCATGCTTGTACCACTTCATTACTTGCCTCCGTTCTTTGCCGCCCGTTCCTGCAAGTGCTCCAGCTTGTCTTGAATTAGGTTTCTTATGGTTGCAGCAAGAGAGTTTCCGGTTCTAGTTTGCTCTGCTTCTAGCCACACTCTTTGCGCTGTAGTGACTCTTGTTGGCGGTAATAACTTGGGATCCATCGGTCTTTCCTTTTGTTAGTGTTTCCAAAACAATAGATCAAAAAGAATATGCTGTCAATAACAAAAGGATATTGACAAGATATGCGCAAGGGGTCTATATTTGAATTATCAACACAGAGGAGCAGTAGAATGAACGAGCGGAAAATGTACCAGGCAGCCTACCTTTCAGTTTTGTCATTATGGTTAAAATTGGATGCCGGTGTTTATTCTGATCATGTTTATCGTGTGGCTTCAAGTTTAAGGAATTTGAATCATGCTGATTAAATTATGTATTCTCTGCATCTTTGTTTTGTTGGTTGGAGTGCTTGGTGAGATGGACCGCCAGGACGCTGAATTACAGCAGCGACATTACTGTGAAATGACGAACGCCAAACTTTGGGCGCAATTTAAAACGAACGTTAACTGTGACGAAATAGTCGGGGAAGATTATGAGCGTTAAAAACAAAAGTGATTTGATTATGGAGTTCCTCTCTAAATGCAAAGAGCGTGAGGATCTTTTGTGTAGAACAGATGCGATGACACAAAAAATAGATGATATCGAGGAATCGATAAAAGACGATGTTGAGCTGATAGGGATTATCAAAACACGTGGTGTTTCTTTTCTTGATGAAGTTGTTCGATATTGCCCAGACATGGAATGTTTGCGCATTGATGCGGCCCCGGTTGTCTCAATAAATCTAACTGATTCGCTTAGCTTTGATCAATTGGAGGCTCTAAGTGTCGAACGATGATTCAAAAGACGTAGACACCGGAGGGTTGTCTAGATTGCTTGAGCCATTTCCAGAAAAAGAAATAAGTTGGAAGCCAAAACCAACAAAGGCTCAAACGGCAGAAGTAAAATCAGATTTCAAAAAGGGGTGTCGCTGCCAGTATTGCGGGGGGTGGCATCATCCGAACGCTGTTCATTTGGCTTATGTTGGTCATGCAGCAACAACGAAGCGGCTTCTTGATGTTGATCCAGCGTGGAACTGGGAATTTCTCCACGTAGACGAGAAAGGCTTTCCTGTCTTTGATCCTAATGGTGGCTTATGGATAACCCTAACTATTCTTGGGGTCACTCGAAAGGGTTATGGGGACGCGGAAGGGAAGCAGGGTCCAAACGCAGTCAAAGAAGTCATTGGTGACGCAATAAGAAATGCAGCCATGAGATTTGGCGTGGCTCTTGAGTTGTGGCACAAGGGAGAGTTTGAAAAAACGACCGATCCAGTCGATGACAAACAGTCAAGTGATGACGGCGACACCGAATTTTATTCGGATGAAGACTTTAAAAAAATGTTCCCTAACTGGAAAGAGAAAATAGAGAAAGGGAAAAACACACCGAAAGGGATTATTGATTGGCTTACAAAAAAAGGCGTAAAGCTTAGCAAAGGTCAAATTGAAGAAATCAACAAAGTGGAGATAACCAGTTGAAAATTCTAAATTTAGTGCAGGGTTCTGATGAGTGGCATGCGGCAAGAGATGAAGAAGATGTTTGTTGTGCTTCTGAAGCTCCTGTGATGATGGGCGAGTCAAACTTTATGAGTCGCAACCAATTGTTGGATATAAAGAAAGGTGCGGCAAAAGAGCCAATCACCCCATTCTTGCAAAAGCTATTTGATGACGGCCATAGGGCTGAGGCTGCGGCGCGTGAAATACTTGAACTTGATCACTGCGAGGACTTTCCGGCGGTTACAGGCATCAAAACCGTCGAAGGCATAAAGATGCTAGCCTCTCTTGATGGACTTGAAGGCGGTGTTGCAGGTCAGTCCAATTGGGAACACAAGCTTTGGAATTTAACGTTAGTAAAAAATGTTCAAAACAACACTCTTGAGCCCAAATACTATTATCAGTTAGAGCACCAAATGCTTGTTAGTGGTGGCAATCAGACAATTTTCACTTGCTCAGACGGAACCGACGAAAAGAAAGTTTCGATGATTTATTCCTCTGTTCCAGAGCGCCGCAAGCAATTGATTGCAGGATGGAAATCATTCTTAAAGGATTTGGAAACGCACGAAATAAAAGCCAAGCAAGAAGTTGTTGTTGCTCAGAAGGCCACGATGCCTGTTTTTACATGGGAGGTGTCCGGTACCGATATTTCGACAAATATTGCTACTTGCCTAAATCAGATTAAAGACCTTGCTGAAACTGAAATGGCGAAAAATCTTGATAGTGATCAAGACTTTGCTGATAAAGACCAGTTAAACAAGGACGTTAAGAAGGCCAGGGACGCCCTCAAACTAACGCTTTCAAATGTGGAGGGTAAGTTCGTTAGCTTCTCAGAGTTCGCCGCAGTGGCCAAGGAAATGGACTCAGTACTGCAGAAGATGCAAAGCGCCGGTGAAAAGCAGGTCAAGCAAGCCAAGGACGCCAAAAAGAAAGATATTGAAGATGGCGGTTATGATGAGTTGACCGGTTACATTCGCTCTCTCAATGAGAAAATAGCCCCCATGTATTTGGCTAACATTGTCCATGGCATTAACCCAGACCTAAAATCAGCAATGAAGGGCAAGCGCACGATTGAATCACTGCAAGCCGCTGTTGGTACCGAAATCAATAACGTGAAGTTGGCAGTTGATGACGCAATGGTTCGAATAGTGCCTAACCTTGCTTATCTTCGAGAGCATGCAGCGGAATACAAATTCCTTTTTCCTGACGCTGAGCAACTTGTTAATCAATCTGAAGAATCATTTGGAGCTGTTGTTGGCTCTCGTATAGGTATACACAAAAGAGATGAGAAAAACCGCCTTGAAGCTGAAGCAAAAAAAGCAGCCGAAGCAGCACGCGAGAAGATACGCAAGGAGGAGGAGCAAAAGGCCAGGGATAAGGTTGCAGCCGAGGAAAAAGCTAGGCGAGAAAGTGAGGCCAAAGAACTTGCCGAAAAAGCCGCCAAAGAAACCAACGAAAGGGTTGCTGACAAGATCATTGAGCAGATTATGGAGCAGGAGCCTAGCAAAGAAACAAAGGCAGTTATTGAGGATGCAGCAACTTATGGGGTTGGTGTTTCTGTTGGCGGTAAGCGAGTAGCTCCAGAGGATGTGCATATTGAACCCGTAACCTTTGAAGATGCCCTTGGAGTATGGCAAGAAAGGCACAATGTTAGCGGGCAAGCGATCAAAGAGCTTGGATTGCTTATAAACAAGTACCGATAAACCAACAGGCGGTGAGAGCCGCCAAAACCAACTAACAAACCAGGGAAATAAAATGTTAATACTTGTATTTGATACGGAAACAACAGGCCTTCCAAACTGGAAAGTTCCTTCAGAAAATGAAGATCAGCCGCACATGGTTCAAATCGCCGCAATCCTTTGTGATAGCGAGACTCGTGAAATCGAGGATAGTTTCGAGGCCATCATCAAGCCGGAAGGTTGGGTTATTCCTGAAGACACAATAGAAGTTCATGGCATCACTAACGAGCATGCCATGGATGCCGGTATTTCAGAAGCTAAAGCCCTTCGGGGATTTATCGATTTGTATGATGGGTGCGATCTTCGTGTTGCCCACAACACAACGTTTGATAATCGAATCATTCGAATCGCACTGAAGCGATACATGCCTGATTTGATATCCGATGATGTTTGGAAGGATAAAGAATCTTATTTTTGCACTCTCATGAAGGCAAGAAAGATAATGGGCGGTAAAAAAGGCCATACGTTGGAAGAGGCCTACAAGTATTTTACCGGCAAAGAATTAGAAAACGCACACCAAGCCATGCCTGATGCTATGGCGTGCATGGAAATTTACTTTGCCATGCAAGATTTGGAAAAGCTTACTCAGTAAGCCCCTGTTTTTAACAGATTAAATTTAATAACGCCCGCTGCGGTGGGCTATTAGGAATTATTATGGCAAGACGTGGAATTAACAAAGCAATTGTTCTAGGCAACTTGGGTCAAGACCCTGAGACGCGCTATATGCCGAACGGTAACGCTGTAACGAACATCAGCATTGCTACCAGTGAATCTTGGAAAGACAAGCAGTCAGGCCAAGAGCAAGAGCGTACCGAGTGGCATCGTGTCGTTTTCTTCAATCGACTTGCAGAAATCGCTGGGGAGTATTTAAAAAAGGGCTCGAAAGTGTATGTTGAAGGTTCCCTGAGAACACGAAAGTGGCAAGACCAAAGCGGAGCCGATAAATATACAACAGAGATTGTTGCTAGTGAAATGCAGATGCTGGATGCCCGGGGTGATGATCAGCAGCAGCAACCTCAACAACAGGCTCCTCAACAGCAGCCGCAACAGGCACAGCAACCTCAACAACCAAGCCAGCAAACTCAGCAGCCAGCGCAACAACAACCTCGGCAAGTGGCGCCATCGCCTGCAAGCTCTGAGTTTGAGGACGATATACCGTTTTGATCTAAGTAATGCGCATTGATTCATCAAATGAAATAGCAAAACCGGAACGAACCATAAAACAGGAAAATGTAATGACTAGTTCAGGAATAAAGGTGATTTTCATTCTAGAGAAAAGAGCGCCAATAACTAAACCGGTGGAATATATCGTTGAAACACAAAACTACGATGTTGCACACGAAATAGCCAGAAATCAGCTTATACTTGATGGCATTGATCCAACTCAATACAAAAGAGTTTTGATGGCTGATGTCTGCATACTAAAAGGTAGATGACGATGGGGAATATAAAAAAGAACATTTCTAGTCACGAATTGATTTGCAATTGTGGTTGTTGCGACGTAAACATTCAGGAGCATGAGCCTATTATTGATGTGATCCAGAAGCTTTGTGACGCTATGGCTGAGAGTGCCGATGTAGAAAAAGTTGTTCTTAAGATAACCAGCTCAGCTCGCTGTCATGAATATAACCGGGTCCCGACATATGAAGGCGGGCCAGGCAGCAACGATCAAAGCCAGCATCCACGATGCAATGCAATGGATGTCCAGATTTTCGCTGATGGCAAGCAGATAAGCCCGAGACTTATTCACGAGTATATGTGCCAGATATACCCCAAAAAATTCGGTTTGGGCTTGTATGTAAACTTCAACCACATCGATACCAGGGAAAAAATCGCTAGATGGGTGGCCGTATGAACTGGAAAGATGTCGGGGACTTCTTAAAGGGCTCGCTTCCTACTTTGGGAATCGCTCTAGGCGGCCCCGCTGGGGGTGTTGCCGGAAAACTACTTTCCATGGCCTTGGGTACCGAAACACCAGAAGGCGCCATGGATATCTTAAAACAAGATCCTGAAGCCATAACCAGATACAAGTTGGCCGAGCTAGAAACAGATCGTGATGTTCTGATAGCCAGCTTTCAAGCTCAGCAGCAAATAATCAAGACCATAAACGAAACCATACGCAGTGAGCATAACTCTCATGATCCATTTGTTAGGCGCTGGAGGCCATTCTATGGGTATGCTGTTGCCTCCTCATGGTTTATTCAAATGACGGGGTTCACCGTTATGTTTGTTTTTGTCGCCATAAGTGAGCCCAAAGAATTACCGGCGCTTGTTCAGCAATTTGCTGTGTTGTCCGGTTCTCTTCTTACCCTTTGGGGTGTTGCCCTGGCTGTTTTGGGGGTGAGTGTGCATAAGCGCAGCCTAGACAAAAAGCAAAACCTTGAATCTAAGGGTTTTTTCCATAAACTAATGGGCAAATAGCGCTTAAATGCTGGAGAATTGAGTTATGAAAAAGGTTCTCATAAATACCCTAGATGATTTAGATATGATAGATGGATTCTACAGGCTTGATCCACACACCATATACATCTTTGATAATCCTATTGTATTTAGCGAACGACCCAAAAAAGATAAGCGACCGTATTACAGAAAATTTGAACGTAACAGAGGGCGTTTTGGGCGATAGCTCAACGTGCAGTAATATCATAATTTTGCACTTCAACAAGCCCCTTAATTGGGGCTTTCTAGGTGAAAACTCAACAATAGCATCAAGGAATAGTTATGCCTCAGTTAGTAAAATCAAATGGAACGCCAAAAAACGCAAAATCAGAGGATGAAAAAGAAAAAATAGCAAAAAAGAAAAAGCTAGCCAAGGCAGCGCGAAAGCGAATGCTCATTAGAGCGGCCAAAAAGAAAAAGTCAGGCAGCTAATGGCCCTCATGCTTTTTGTAATGATCGTTATAGGCTTCATTTTTCATTCAGATGAGGCCAATAAAAAAGCTATCGTCCTGTATGGGGTTGTATGCGCTCTAGTTTTTCCATTTCATGAATATCTGGAGCCGACACCCTATATCTTCCTAATAAACATAGTGAGCGAGGTGGTGCTTTGTTACTTGATAGCGATGACGTGCCAAAAAGCCACGCTATTAATCGTTCTTCTTGTCCTAACTGAGTTTGCATTATCTTTGTGTAACGGTTTTCTGTATTTGTCTTATAATTACCTTGGCGATATTGTGTACAAAAAAACGTTAGCAATAACAGATATTGTTATCTTCTTTCAATGGGCTGTCTTATGGATTCGAGATGATAGAACTATTAACCTCTCCGGACACTATGTTAATATTATGCGGTATATGCAGCGTTGGGCGAATAGCTTTACTCATACTTAAGCTATACATCAGGGGGTCAAAGGATGAAAACAAAACAAAACTTCCGAATAGCAACGGAATCGACCGAAGAACGAAAAGGTAGATAATGGAAAATCAAGCCACAAACGCAGCTCTAAGTCTTGTTGATGGCAAAACAATAGCCGGTACAGGTGTTGCCGGTGGCAGTTACCTTGTAGACCTAATGCAGTGGGGGGAAATTGTAGGTAAGGTTCTCCCTGATGTTGTTGTATTTGCAACGCTTGTCTACATTTGCCTTGGGATCCGAAATAGAATTCAAGAGCATAAGAACGGAAAAAAATGAAATTCAATGCCGTTCGCCTAGTTGTATTAAAACAAATATCAATCTAAGGTTAATGAGTTCCTTACTCGTTGGAATACACCCGACAATCATTTCCCTGGAGGTGATCCCCGTCCGGCATTAACCGTCATTCGTGGCGGTTTTTGTCGCTTTAAGGGTCAAATGATATCCTCATAGCTCCAGTAACATTTGAAAAACACAGGAAAATTATCATGCCAGCACATACCCCCGGTGAAAAGAAAAAGAAAATCGTTAAGAAGCCACCCGTCAAGAAGCCTCGTTAAGCCCCTTATGGATGACGTAATCAACAAAACCATTGATCAGGCAATACATGCTCTAGTCAATGACTCGCCAGAAAAAAGCGCTGAGGCACTGCAAGAGTTGGCGCATATATTCGCTAATGCAGGGCTATCGCTTAAAAGCTTCCAAGACATTCGTAAATTCATCATCAACCAAGCCTCTGAACAGACCAGCGCCTACTTTATCGAAGAGAAGGTAAAGGCTGAAGAGCAAATACTAAGGAATAAACGCAATGACAGTAGAAAAATCATCCTCCACTAAGAAGACTACAAAGAAAAATACAGATTCGGTGCCGTCAAATGAGGTTAAAACCGAAGTGATCGAAACGCCAGACCTGAAGTCTAAAGAGCAGATCAAGATAGAAAATCTTGAATGTGAGGTAGCTGAGCTTACTGCGGGAATGGTCGTGTTAATGAATGCAGTATCAAAGTTCGCGGTACTGACTGGTAACGGTAACCACCTTAAAGAATTCGGCCTTGAGCGTTGGGAGCCCAGCAAAAAGGACATGAACAAGCACACCGGTTAATCCCTACATAAATCAAACGCTACCCGAGAGGATACTAGCATGATTAGATCAAAAAACAGCCACTTGATTGGTGAACGTAAGTGACTGATAATAGAGGGAAAAATACTCCCGCCAGACGTGTAGCAGCAGTAAAAGCTGAAAAGTACGACTCTATGCGCGCCAAGATGTCATTTCATAAAGCAATCAAAGCCATTAGTGAAGCTGAACAAGTACTCATTGATGCCATGAACAGAACAGAAACCCAAGACGAGAAAGGATTGTCCAATGCAAAGATTGGAGCTATCCGAACACTCATCGATTCTAAGTGGCGACGAATCGACAAACTCCTTCCAAACCTAAAAGCCGTTGAGCTATCTGGCGGCATCAGCGTTCGTAACGTTGTTAGGATTATCAACTTGGACGGTGAGCAGGGAGATGATGATGAATAAAATAGAATTCGCCGCGCTTTACGTTGCCACAATGGGGGCAGAGTTGAACAGTCAGCCGAAGAAAAAATGCGTCATATTTGTTGAGAGCCTGGACATCCCATTAAATAATCGTCAAAAGGTAACTTTGGCATCCATGGTTAGGCAGCGATGCGGAAGAGGTAGTCGAGATTTCGCTTGGCTTAAAAGGCTTTATGAGGCGGTTCTAACCTCTAGCATTACAAAAGAAGCCCTAAAACCCGTTAATTGAACATGGCATAAAAGGATTCCGATTGATGGAAACTGTATACAAATACGAGTTGAAATTAACTGATAGACAGATTATTTTCTTGCCTGCCGACTCTCAAATATTAGATGTACAAGAGCAAAACGGCGCCCTGTGTGCCTGGGTGAGACTTGAAACCAACAATCCTTATCGAAACAGGGAAATACTTATAGCCGGTACGGGGAACACAATTCCGAGCCACACAGGAAGACACATATCAACAGTGCAGATGGATTCGTTGGTCTACCATGTATTTGAGGTCTAAAAATAATGCCTATAACTGAGTACCGCACCAAGTCACAAGGAAAGGTGCTCAGGGCATACATGGAGGGATGGCATAGGGTAGAGGCAATTTGCGGCCCCTTGGGATCGGGGAAAACTGTGCAGAGCTGTCAGAAGCTATTCCAGGCCATGCTTAACCAGAAGCCTAACGCCGAAGGCATCCGTCCAACTCGTTTCGTTGCTGTTCGTAACACCTACCCTGATCTAACATCAACCACCATTAAGGATTGGAAAGAGCTTTATCTTGATTTGGGGCGTTATGTTGGTGGTGGTCTCGAACCACCAACGCATCACCTTGATTTCGATTTAGAAGATGGGACCACCGTTAATAGCGAGCTGATATTCCTGGCGCTAGATAGACCTGATGCAGTCAAAAAGCTTAGGGGTTATCAGGTGACCGGCTTCTGGCTCAATGAAATGAAGGAGCTATCGAAAGCCGTTGTTGATATGGCTGATTTGCGTCACGGCCGTTATCCGTCAATGGCAGCAGGCAGAGTAAAGCCCACATGGCATGGCATGATAGGAGACACCAACGCCCCTGATGATGACAGTTGGTATTATGATTTGGCAGAAGTCACAAAGCCCAAAAATTGGGTATTCCACAAGCAGCCAGGTGGAGTGCTGCCAGCTGGGGATGGTGAAACGTTTATACTGAATCCAGAAGCTGAAAACCTTGGTAACCTTCCTGATGGTTACTACTCGCAGGGCATGGAGGGCAAAAAGTACGACTGGATCAATGTTAATCTGGCTAACGAGTATGGATTTGTGGCCGATGGCAAGCCTGTTTACGAGGAATACGTCGATTCTGTCCATTGCCTGAAAGAAGATTACATCCCCAATCCAGCATACCCAATCATTCTGGGGGTGGATTTCGGTAGAACGCCAGCATGTGCCTTCCTTCAGTTCATACCTGGCATTGGTCGCTATGTCGGCTTTGATGAATTTGTCACTGAAAACATGAGTGCAGCCCTGTTTGCTCCTGAGCTTAAGAAATACATCACTCGCAACTATCCCAATTTCCAAATATCAAGAAGCGGTGGTGATCCATCGGGTGACAGTGGCGGTCAGGCTACTGAAGATACGCCTTTCTCAATCTTACGTGCTCACGGTCTTCTGATGATATTTCCCACGGTAACCAATGACCCGCTAATCCGCAGAGCATCGATCATTAACCCAATGACCAGGCTTTGCATGGATGGCAAGCCAGCATTCATGATCAGCCCCAAGGCTAAGCAATGGCGCAAAGGTTTAGCGGGTGGATTCTGCTACAAGAGGATCCAAGTTGTCGGCGATGATAAGTTTCATGATCAGCCAGACAAGAACAAATATTCGCATATTTGTGAGGCAGGAGAATATGGCCTGCAGCAAGCCGGTGAAGGTGTCAAAGTGATAGCGCCAAGCAACGATACTTGGACGGCACCGGTAACGGCTGGCAGCTGGTCACCTTATGATTGAGTCAGAATCCAACACCAGAGTTTGGCATGTCGTATTTTGCAGGGCATCAATTAAACATTGGCTGCTAGATAGGCTAAAATATGGTCATGTGTATGCAATGCGCCTCAGTCCTGGTGGACAGTATTGGACAGTAATTGACCCAACAACAAGTTGCATTGACGCCACAATGGTTCCTGTAGAGCTATATCCAAAGCCGATGGATTACAAAGAAACGGCGATTAAATCGGTTCGTGTTATAGTTAAACCACAGGAGATGCGCCAATTTTCCATTGGATTTGATGTTTTTAGTTGTGTTTCAGTGGTTAAGCACTTGTTGGGGATATCAAGTAGGCGCATATTTACACCAAATCAATTGTTCGAATATCTGGAGCAAAATAATCATGGCTGAAACGTTTGTAAAATCACCGTTTGGAAAGGCAGAGAAATTCATCAGCAGAGCTACGGGTTTTGAAAGCATTCTCGGTGGGTTGGCTGAAGATACCGCAGCCTTTGCCAAGTCGGATAAGCGACGAATAGAGCGTCAAAAGAAGGTTTTTGAAGCAGAGCAGAAACAAGAGCAGGCTGAATCATTCAAGCCTAAATCGGCAAAGGCTGTTCAATCCAGAAAGGCGGCAACCGCAACAGCAAACCGATCAGAATCACTTCTTACAAGGAAAGCGTAATGACCGATGTACTTGATCAAGGTGCGAAGAAACGCGCACAAGAAAGCGCAGAGCTGCAAGAGAAACAGCTTGGAGCGCAGGCCCGAAAGGAGAAGCTGGCAGCTGCCGAATCAGAAAGCGAGGTTGCAAGACGAAAGCTAACAGCAAAGGGCGGCGGTATTCGTAGCAGTTTGCTAGCAACTAGCGAAACCGGTCTTTCCAAGACTCTGGGGTAAAATATGGCTTTCTCTGATTTGGGCGGTATTGCCCAGCTATTGAAGCGCTTTAAGGCAGCACAAACGGAGTATGAACTATTCCGTCCTCTGCATCAGGAAGCGTATGATTTCACAGCACCTCAGCGTGAGACCTATCGGTTTCATTCTCCAGGGCAAGAAAAGACTCGCCATATATTTGACTCAACCGCTCCAGAGAATGCGGTTCAATACGTTGGGCGCGTTAAGTCTGCGACCATGCCCATCTGGCGGGAGTTTTTTAAGTTTACCGCTGGCTCTGTCGTTCCCAAAGAAGAAGAGGATGCAGTAAACAAAGATTTGGAAGCAGGAACGAAGGCGTTTTTTAATGCCCTGAATCATTCCAACTTTGATACTGAAGTAGATCCCGCCTTACTTGATTGGACGATTGGTACCGGTGCCATCATCATGGATTCTGGTGAGCTGTCTGGGCGTGACTTGTTCAGATTCACCAATGTTCCTCTGTCCGAGTTGTATCCTGAGAAGGCAATAAAAGGCCGCGTTCGCTCTGGATGGAGAAAGCAAAGTATTCCAGTTGGCCACATCAAGCAGCTTTGGCCTGATGCGAAACTGACTGAAAAGCTCGAAAAGATGCTTCAGAAAAACCCTGAGGGAATGGTAGATATTCTCAACGGTTACCTTTTTAATGCCAAAGACGGCAAGTACTACAATGTCGTCATTCGTGAGACCGAAAAGCACGTGTTATTTCAACAGGCTTTCAACACTCAGCGGCTAATTATATTCCGTGCAGACGTTATACCCGGTGAAACGTTTGGTCGTGGGCCAGGAATTCGCCTATTACCTGACATTCGCACGTTAAACAAAATCATTGAGTTCGACTTGCGAGCACTTGCCCTGAATGTCGGCGGTATTTATACGGGAGTGAATGATGGTATTTTTAACCCCAATACCGTTAGGCTTTCTCCTAATACTATTATTCCTGTTGCGTCGAATAATTCTAGCAACCCTACTCTTCTTCCTCTTAATACTGGGGGTAATCCTTCTGCTGTTGAAGTCAGGGTTAGAGATCTTAGGGAACGCATAGACAAGGCGTTTTTCTCCAACCCCTTAGGTGACATTAGCGACCCAGTTAGATCAGCCAGTGAGCAAATGGCTAGATTGCAGGATATGCTTAAACAGCGTGGTGCCTCGTTTGGTCGTTTACGTTCAGAACTTATCGATCGCATTGCTGAAACTGGCGTGGATATCCTCAAAGAGCTTGGCCGGTTCCCCGATATCAATATTGACGGTGAACAGGTAACGCTCAAGCACACGAGCCCATTAGCGCAAGCTGAAGACCTGGAAGACTTCCAAGCCATCCAGACATGGGCGAGCGCTAACATTTCTTTGATTGGTCCAGAGGTATTCATGGGAACCGCTAAGGTTGAAGACTTCGCCAAGGTTACTGCTAGAATGCTCGGTATACCTGCTGACTTGATCAGAACAGATGCTGAGCGTGAGCTAGTTGGCAAAGCTGCTGCCGAAGTGGCGCAGAACCAGTTAGGAGGCCAACCAGTTGAGCAATAACCCATTTGATGAGCTAGGTGCTCAGCCTGAATACTCCGACGAGATGAAAGCCCAGTTTGAAAAGCGTGACGAGCTTATTCATCGGGTTTTTGAGCAATCAGAGGCAGGCAAAGAATTGCTGGCAATGTGGCAGGATGCACTAATCATGACTCCAACCGCACAACCTGGCGACGACTTGCTGACAGTAGGCCTGAACGAAGGCCATAAAACTTTTATCCGCAAAATAATCACAACCATCAGAAAGGTAGAGACATGACAGATGAAGCCACGATCACAGATGAATCTTTGCTTGGCCAAGCGCCGAATGGCTCGACGCCGCCAGCGGAGGGAGATGCGCCAAATCCAGAGGGAAACACTCCACCAGACGAAGGATCAAAGTTTGAATTCGTCCTCGACAAATACCGAACAGACGACAGAACAGAGCAACAATCCCTAGAAGAACAGGCCAAGGGCTATGGTGAGTTGCAATCTAAGTTTGGTTCATTCACTGGCGCACCAGAAGCCTACGAGATAACGCTGTCTGATGAGATTGTGGAAAAGGGTATCGAGATTGATTCAGAAGACCCGCTTCTTGTTCGTGCAATGGAGTTTGCCAAAGAAACCAACATGAGCCAGGAAGGGTTTAACCAAATGGTTAACCTTCACGTTGAAAACCAGCTCGCTGAGCAACAAGCGCTATCGGAAGTTAAAGCCAGTGAATTCAAAGGCTTAGGTAATAACGCCCAGAGTCGTATTGATTCCGTCAACTCGTTTATTGGTGCTAATTTTGATGGTGAGATGGTTGCGGCCATTCAGGGCATGGCAACCAGCGCTGAAAGTATCTCAGCAATTGAAGCGCTTATTGCTCGTTCTCGATCCGCCCCCATTGCTTCTGATGGTGGAGAATCAACGCCGGGTGTTACCGCCGACGAAATCAAGGCCATGCAGTTTGAAAAGGATGCGAACGGAAATCGACGCATCCAGACTGATGCAGCATTCAAGGCTGATTTCAAGAAAAAGCAGGCTCAGCTATACGGATCAGAGCCTTACCGTCAGTCAGTAGGTTGATATCGCATAGAAATCAAACTATTATCTAACCATATCCCACCGATACCCTCTCTGAGGCCGGAAAAACGGATGATCTTTGCTTTACGATCAAACCTTTTCCGGCACCTTGATCTAAGGCCACACTAGATACTCAAAGAGGGACATAAAATGTCTAAGTTTCTAACACAAGCAGCAGTCACCGAGTTTGATGATGAAGTCAAACACGAATACCAAGGTTCAGGTCGGTTACGTCACACCGTTTCAATTCGCACAGGTGTTACCGGCGAAGCTTATAAATTCACCCGCATGGGCAAAGGTCAGGCTAATCAAAAAGCCAGCCAAGCCGATGTCACCCCGATGGACGTTGCGCATGATCGCCAGACGGCAACCATGCAAAACTGGAACGCTCCAGAATATACCGACATCTTCGACCAGGCAGAAGTCAACTTTGATGAGAAGCAGGAATTGGCGCAAACAATCGCCAAGGCTTTGTCTCGTCGAGAAGATCAGCTGATTATCGATGCACTGGCTGCGGTTAGTTTTGTTACTACAAACGACAGTGATCCAGATACCGGTCGAATTTTTGACGACTCAGCAACAACCAACTTCACTCTTGGTCTTATTCGAAGCGCCGCAGGCCATTTGGATGATATCGAGTCAGATGAAGGTGATCGCCATCTAGTATTGCGTGCGCAGGCTATGCAAAAGCTGTTAGAAGACACAGAGGTTACAAGCTCTGACTTCAACACAGTGAAAGCACTAGTGAATGGTGACCTTGATTCCTACATGGGTTTCAAGTTCCACAAAATCGGTACTCGTGCCGAGGGTGGTTTGCCAGGTGTAGCTGCTGATCGAATAGCCTTCGCCTATCATAAGTCGGCAATCGGTATTGCCATTGGCTTGGATATGAAGACAACCATTGATTGGATCGCTCAAAAGACATCGTGGTTGGCAAACGGCATGTTTAAAGCTGGTGCGGTAGCTCGTGAACCCCAAGGCATCGTTAAATTGCAATACGACGAGACCGCTTAAGGCTCATTTAATTGGGGGTGAAAGCCCCCTTTTTAGTACGAATTTGGAGAAAATATCATGGCTTTTTCAGCAACTGAATTCCTGCCATTAAGTAGCATGGCAAACAGCAATGCACCTCGGCACTTCAGCTACACAACCCCTGACACTAAGGCGACGGTGGTAGCTTCTGGCTATTTCGATGCTGCCGCACTTACTTTAAGCCTAAAGCAGGGCGACATTATCTGGTCTGTTGATTCGAATGGCGGAACGGAAACGCTCACAACCATTTTCATTGACGCGGTTAGTGCTACAGGCGTGGTCACGGTGTTAAGTACAGTTCAAATATTGGCTTAATTCTGGATGGCTTAGAAAATAATAAAGGGGGCTTATGTCCCCTTTGTTTCGAAGGAGTGAATAATGTCGTTTGATCAGAAGAGTTTTGCAACAGTTGGCGGGCAGTCTTCAAACACCCCGAAAATATATTCCTACCAGTCCCCAGACACGTTAAGCCAGGTTACCGCTGCAGGTTATTTCAACGCCAAAAGAGATCAGCTATCTGTTGGTGATTGGCTATTCTCTGTCTTGTCAGATGGAAATAACCTACTGCAAATTCAAAGCGACACCTCTACAGCTTCGAAATCAGAATTAACGGTTGCGGCAAATAGAACCAAAATAATCAACACCAAGGATGATCTTCCTGCCCCATCTGGCGGGATAATTACCTTAGAAACCGATACAAATTACGTCCTTGGCGATGATGTTGATATAGGCACTGATAGAATATTCGTTATCAGTGGCACAACTTCGTGGACAAGCGAAAACATGTTTGGCGCAACCCTGACCTATACCGGAACAGGGGCAATGTTTAACGGCATTGATAGCAGCTTTAACATATTTACGGGGGCTCTTTCAGCTCCAAACGGCCAGATATTTCAGTTCCAAGACTCCGTGTCACCAGGAGTAAACACGATAACAATCGATGATCTGTTAATAAGGAATGCGGCTAAGTTCGGTACATTTACTGATATGGCCAGCCTTGTTATCACCGTTACAGCTAACTTCAATAACGATGATGGTGTTTCGGTCTTTGGTTCTACTTGGCGAATTATCTCCATTATTGGTTTCGGGCAAATATCAACGTCAGCAAGCTTTGTAGGTATTGACCTTGGGACTGCCTCCAGTACGGTGGTTACATTAATTGAAATATTTGTTAGTGCTCCAGCGGGTGCCGTTGGTATTACTGGCGCAGCTAATAGCGCCAACGTTACGGCTGGCAATATTGGGCGCATAAGGGATTCTAACTTTGTTGGTGGCGTTACGCCGTTAACGGTTATCGTTCCAGAGGATTTCAGGTGGAGCATTCTAGAAAATGGCTCTATACCTGACACTATTCTTGACGCAATGGTCTCACTGAATGCCAACGCTACAGAGACGGTTATTGCCTCCGCTGGTGTGGCTGTTCAAATCCCTGGTACGTGGTCGGTAGAGAGACAATCGCATTTTATTGCATTAACGGACGGCACGATTCAATACATAGGGGAACGAGATTTTACGACCCCAGTGGATTTTTCAATAACGCAAAAATCAGCAAGCGGAACAAATAAAGCTACTACAACGTATATAGCGTTAAATGGTTCAATTATCACAAACAGCGGTAGAACAAATGAAGTAGGGCAGAATAACCCGCAATCAAACACAGTGTTATGGCAATTAACATTGTCCGAGGGTGATATTTTGTCTGGCTGGCATGCCAACGATAGCGACACAGTGAACCTCATAGCCGTAGATGCGCTAATTAGAGTACGTTAATAGGTGAAATTATGGAATTTTCAGAATTAGAACAGATTGTAAAATCGATGGTATCTCTGCAGGAAGCCTGCACAATCAAGAAGCTAGACTTCAAGAAAAGAGGCATGAGCGACTTAATGGAGCAGTCTCAGGGTGAAGCGCTTGGTATTGGTAAATGCATATCAATAATTGGCGGCCTCTATCCTGAAGAAGTAAAAGCGATAACGCACCACGAAGAAACGCAAGAAGGGTAACTTATGGCCAACAGCAGCATAGACATAGCGTCCAACGCCCTCATTTTGATTGGTGATGAGCCTATAAACAGCTTTAATGATCCAGGTGCCGGTGCTACTGCGGCTTCAAACCTGTATCAAGAAGTCAAAGAAACAGCGCTATCCTTTCATCCGTGGACTTGGGCATTAAAAGAGCAGGAATTATCAAGGCTTAGCGCAGCCCCCGACAGCAGAACAAATTTTCAGTTTGCTTTCCAGAAGCCCACCGACATGATAAGGATATGGCAGATCATGCCACACTCGTATTATGAAGAAGTTGGTGATCTGATTTATTCAAATGAACCCTCTCTATTTATGCGCTATGTCTTTGATGTTCCTGAGACCTCCATGTCTGCAAGCTTCGTTAAGGCGCTTGAATATCAAATGGCTGCAGAGATGGCAATTTCTGTTACTGAAGACGAGAAGAAAGCCGCCTTGTATGAAAGAAAAGCAGAAAAACAAATCATCAAAGCGTCTAACATCAATAGCCAGGGACACCCTCAAAAATCTGTTGTTGATAGCCCCTTTGTTGATGCCAGACGCAGCGGATCAGGAAGTAACGGAAGAGGGCTTTAACAGTGGGGCTTTGGACTGCTCAAACATCGTTTACGCGGGGTGAACTCGATCCTAGGCTTGTTGGTCGAACTGATCTAGAAAGCTTCTACAAGGGAGCCTTTGAGCTAACCAACGTTTTATCTATACCTCAAGGTGGAGTGGAAAAGCGCCCCGGCATGGGGCATTCAGGTGACGCCCTTGGTGACGGTAGAATGGAGAATTTTAGCTTTAACGTTGAGCAAAATTATCTTCTAGTTTTCTCCGCTTTGCGCATGGAAATATACAAGGACGGAATTCTTCAGACAAACATCAATGGCTCTGGAAATGACCACTTGGTAACCACTCTTACCTTGTCTCAGATTCAGCAGATGGATTATATCCAGTCAGCTGACACGATCATAATCACTCATGAGGACGTTGAACCACAGATAATCCAGAGAACTAGCGATACTGCCTGGACCATTGCTGACGTTCCGCTATTAAACACCCCTCAGTTCAATTTCGACGATGCCAGTAGCCCAACGCCAACCAGTGAAATTCAAACCGTTCAGTTTAACGGAATAGAGCAGGGCTCTACGGTAAAATTGAGCCTTGAAGGAATAACAACAGAAGAGTTCGCCTATGAAGGGGCGAATTCGGGTATGGCAACAGCCATAGAAGAACAGCTTCAATCTCTACCTAATACAGCGTCCTCGGGAATAACCGTAGTCCACACAAGTGGAACGGAATTTAACGCTCTCTTCACTGTTACTTTTGCGGATGATTCGGCTAAGGACTGGCGATTAATAACCGGTTTCATGGTCCTTGGTACCGTTACTGGTGACGAAATAGTAAATACAGCCAGGACTCAAACGGGGGTTTCAAAAAGCGAGGACACATGGAGCTCGGCAAGAGGCTGGCCAAGAACTGCAACCTTCCACGAGGGTCGTCTTTGGTTTGGTGGTAGCAAATCCAGGCCTAGCACGGCTTGGGGGAGCAATGTAAACCAGCCTTTTGATTTCAACATTGGGCGTGCTTTAGATGATCAGTCTATTGAAGCCACATTGGCAACCGACCAGGTAAACGCGATAAACGGTATAATTTCCAATCGCACTCTTCAGATTTTTACGTCTGGGGCTGAATTTTATGTTCCCGCTTCGCCAATAACGCCTGAGAATATAGCAGTTAAGGCACAGACAAACCTCGGATCAAAAAGGTTGCGCCCTATTGTTCTTGAAGGAACAACAATATTCATGCAAAGAACTGGCAAAGCGTTGTTTCAATTCCAGTTTATCGATGCCTTCCAGTCAAATGAATCAAGAAGTGTGTCGATACTTGCGCCTCACTTAATCAATGACCCGGTTCAAATGGCTGTTAGGAAGGGTGCGGCAACATCTGATGCCAACTATCTCTATCTAGTCGGCGATGATGGAAAAATGACCGTGTTTAATTCCAACGCTGCAGAAGGCGTGCAGGCGTTCACTAGATGGGATAATGGCGGTTTTATAGTTTCCGTTTCAGTGGTTGATGATCAGGTCTATACGCTCACAAAACGAACAATAAACAGTGTCGTTGTTTTTCATATAGAGCGTGAAAACCTTAATCTATTTATGGATTCTGGCGTATTTGACGCTTCTTTCACCGGAACTGTATTGACCGGGCTTGACCATCTTGAAGGTGAAACGGTAGAACTCAAAGTGAACGGGGCAGTTCAATTGGATAAGGTTGTTTCTAGCGGCCAAATAACGGTTAGTGACGACTCATTAACCAATGCTATAGTTGAGACCGGACTGAAGTTTAGACCCAGGATAGAAACCATGCCCTGGAATATCAACCTTGATAACGGCCCTACAGCAGCACAGAAAAAGAGAATCATGAGGGTTGCGGTTCATTTATTTGAATCTAACGGTGTTGAAGTCAATGGTGCATTGCTGGCAGATAAGACTATAGGTCAAGATCAGTTTGATGCCCCCGCACCACAAACGGGGTTTAAAAGAATATTTGGCCTCGGCTGGAGCCTGGAAGCTTCAGTTGTAATTACACAGGTAACACCTATGCCATTTACAATTTTGGCTTTAGATTTGGAGGTGAAAACATAACATGGCTGATCCAATTACTATTTCTTTGGCGCTGGCAGCCGGTGGGTCGTTGCTGGGCGCTTCTCAGCAAGTCAGCGCCGGTCAAATTGCACAGCTTGAATCCAACGTCAAGTCAAAGCAAATAGAGACCGCCGCAGCATCAAGAGAAGCTGATAGGAAAGACGCTCTAGCCGAGGCATCAGCGAGCCAAGCGGCTGCTGCCGGGGCTTCTGGCATCCAGTTCGAGGGATCGCCGCTATCTATTCTTGAGGAGGATATCCGAAAAGAAGAACAGGCCTCTCAGCGTGACATATTCCAAACGCGCATCACTTCACAAGCAGAGCAGGCACGAGGATCTGTTCAGCGTCGACTTGCTACCGGCAAGGCCATCACTGGATTGTTGCAATCTGGACAGCAATTAGCGGGGCTTGCATAATGGCTAAACGATTTACAGGAACTACGCAAATTGGTACGCCAAACCTTGGAACTGGAGCAGCCTCGGGCCTTATGGCGCTTGGTGATAAATTTGCTCAGTTTGGCAGACAGCAGTTGCAGCAAGCAGAACAGCAAATTGTCGAAGAAGCCACGAAATTGGGCGAAGCGGCATTCGTTAAGGGTGATGCGCCTGGATTCAAAGAAGAGCGTTTTATTGGTGGAGTTCGATCAAAGGCTTTCAACAAAGGCCTTAAGCACTCCTATTTGTCGTCGCTTTCCAATGATTTGCGTCAAGACT